TACCAGGAAATACAAGGTTATTATTAATCCAGTTCATTGTTTTAATTCTACGCTTGTCTATGACCGTTTTATGCTTCATAAGCTCCTGGAGTGTTTCCGTATCAATGGCAATTATCCGTTTTGAGGATGTGGTCTTGGTTGTATTGGATATAACTGCAGTAGATCCGATTTTGAGTGCTGTTTGTGAAATGGATATAGTTGATTTCTTGAAATCGATATCAGACCATCGCAATCCTAATAATTCAGACCGCCGCATACCTGTTGCAAATGCTAATTTAAAGAGTGCATGATGTTCTACATTAGAGATATTGGATAAGAAGTTTTTAACCTTATCTGCAGATAGCGTTACCATGTGCCGAACTTTAACCTGCTTTGGCCGGTCTATGTTTTTCATGTAGTTTTTAGGAATAATATCATCTTTTACTGCCTGCTCTAATATTGATCCTAGAATTGTCATGGTGTAGGATATAGTCCTTGATGATAATCCATCCATAGATTCAAAGACATAACGTAATGTATTAGGTTTAATTTCGGCTAATTTTACGCCACCGATTTTATCTCTTATGTAACGATTGATAATACCAGTATAACTTTGATATGTGGCAGGTGTTATAGTCTTTTCCTTTAGTTGTAACCATATATTAATCCAGGTGTTTAATGAAATAGTATCATCGAAATTAGCACATGATTGATTGGTATTTATATATTTTTCCATAGCTTCTATGGCTGCTTTCCTAGTGGTGCCATAAAAGAACTTACGTTTACCGTTGATGGTTTTTGATACCTGGTATCGTCCATCAGCTCTCTTTTTTGCCATAAAAATAACCTCCTAGGTCTAAATTTGGGTATAATAAATAAGCCTTAGAGGTTTTGTGGTATAATGTTATTGGAGTAAAAATGAAGTACCTTTTCTCTAAGGCTAGGTATGTAGTTTTTAGTAGTCCCCACTGCGGTGGGGGCTTATTTTTTTACCTAAAATACAGAATCTAGTACATTGTCATACCAGTGCTTTTTCTTTTCCTTTTTAGGTGGTTCTTGTTGAACCTCTTCAGAAGTTCGGTGTATTTCACTATCAGCTTGCCATTTTGCCAACGCGTTCTTAGTACCTTCATCGACTTTGTGTAAATCGTCCGCCTGTTCTTTTGTCATACTGATAGTACGTTCAAGATATTCCTGCTCATCTAGTAATTCGGTGCTCCCATCATCGTAATGTACTAGTACCTTAGGGCCGTCTAAGGCCTTAAATTCATCGTGAGATACCTCAGTTCTAGCGAGCCCCGTAACCGTAACTAAGGCAAGCATAGTAGTAATTAATAAAGTCTTTTTCATGTTAACATCTCCCTTTTTTATAATACTGATACGTAATGGTGGTAGAAATCTATGTTCTCCAACTCCGCATCATCGATGCTTGTCCGACGGACCATTTGCTCAACTAGATTGACGTGTTGGTCTAAATAGAAGTCGTCGTTAATAATATGCATTAATTCATGCTTAATTTCCTCTCTCATGCGATCATGAGGGAGGTTTTTATTTATGTAGATGTTATGAGTATCTACATCCTCACATTCCTCTGACACAGCATTGGCATGTGGCAAGTCGCAGTAAATCAAATTTACAACCAACGATAACACTCTCCCTTGTGTATTTACTTATGTTTTAGTTTTAGCAGTTCTATATATTCAACCGCTTTCTCCATGTCCTCTTTAGACATGTCTTTAGCAGCAGAGAAGAGCATGCGTGCACCTGGTCTAGTCCGTAAGTACTCCGCGAACTCTGCTGCTTCAGGGTCATCATAATATCCTTCAGTAGGCTTGGGTTCTCTTGATTGTTGGGAATCAGTCCAACCCATTAAATATGCAGGCGTAGTGTTAAGAGCTTTAGCTAATGGTTCAAGAACGTCAATTGGCATGTTCTCAATATCACCATTTTCATATCTATATATAGTAGCTCTGTTTTTATTTAACATTTTAGCCAATGCATCCGCTGTATACCCTAATTCTAATCTTCTTTGTTTTATACGTTCTCCGATTCTCATGGGAAGCCTCACTTTCTAGTTATTTACATAATACAATACAAATCGCAAAAATGCAACAATTTTTCTTAAAATATTTATAAAATCGCATATAGTGCGAAAAATATTGTTGACATGCATTGTTCAATGGGTTAATATCAAATCAGAAGGTGTCGCATAAAAGCGACTTGAAAGGGGGTGTAATTTATGAACACTAGAAAATTAAAAGCTAAATTAGTAGAAAAGGATGTATCTGTTGCGGATTTAGCAACGATATTAAACGTCGATAAATCGACTGTTTATCGGAAGTTTAATAAGTCAGGAGAGGCTTTTACGGTTAGCGATGTAGATAAAATCGCGAAAGCATTATGCCTAACATACAACGATATCAATGAAATTTTTTTTGCAAATATAGTCGCATAATATGCGACTTATGAAAGGAGATTCTCATGGCAAAAAATACAATACTGAATACTGATATGTTTACAAAAATCGTTATTAAAAACGAAGATGACGATACAGTAGTCGCTGTTATTACTGCTGATGATGTTGAACCGGCGCCGCATTATATTGCTGTATTAACTCCTAAGTATAAGTAGCCTTTTAGTGAATGAAATGTTGATAAGGAGGGCTCAATGGATAGAAGCAAGCTATGTATCACTGTTGATGAGGCCGCGGAACTGGCTAGCGTTGCACCAGCCGTCATTCGGCAGTGGGCGGAAGACTTTGATTTTCCGTCCATGAAAATCGGACAGCGTGGCGGTAAACGCTTAATTCATTTAGATTCGTTTAATGCCTGGTTAGCTAAACGATGCCAGGCAAGAATAGGAGAGTGAACGATGAATAAACTTATCATGATAGCGTCCCTTATAATGTTCGGGTTGCTAGAGGGTTCAGATGTACAAGGCTTCGTCATACCTGATCTAGTAATGGTCATAGGGCTATTATGGGCGAGTGCCATGTTGCTATATGTAGTTAAACATGGAGGTGAATAATGGAAACATTAATACAAGCATTATTTTTGGCTGTATTCATGCTGGTTAGTTGCATGCTGTTTGTTTCTCTGTTTGCGTTGATACCACTTTGGTTTTAGGAGGTGATATATGAAGCGTGTTAATTGTACAAAATGTGGCGTACGGATTATCCCATATACCTATAGCTATATATTCGATGAAGTAAATCGAAAAGCTATTAGGGTGTGTAAGAGATGCCATGACGAACACATTAAAAATAAATGTAAAAAAGCCCGTACTCACGGCAATGAGATACGAGCTCTAGTTAAATAACCAAGTTAATTGTAACACATTAAGTCGTTACTAAAAAGGAGGTATTATGCCTGAACTTGTAGCAAAGAAAAAATCAAAACCAGCTATAAATACATTTGATTTTAGCTTTTTTGAAAAACATAACGGTAAACATGATAGAGCTATGAAAGTTGCTATTGTTACATGTAAGAGCTATATCAAATTATCAATGATGGCCTATCGGAAAATTAAAGATCCAGAGTATTTCAAGGTCGGTATTGATATTAATAACAGAGTAATATGTGTATCCCCTGCAGTGGAGACCGAACCATTTGTGATTAAACCGACGGCGAGTCAGATTGAACGCAGATGTATTTTTATTACTCAAAAGCGAGCTGTCATTGATAAGTTGATAAAACTAGGGATGCCAAAAGTTGTAGAAGGTCAACTAGTTGATGGAGAACTAATATTTCAATTCTAAAGGAGATTAAATCATGGAAAATCAAAATATCTTAACTATTAAATTCAATACATTGGACGATCTAGCAGTGCAAGTAGCAGATTGGAATGAGCGATTAAATCATCAATGCCAAGGCCAATGTATGTCGGAAAAGCCAATTATTAAAGTAACGTCGGGCACTAGTCTTGAACTAGCAGAAAGTAAACTCGAGGATACATTCAAGAAAGCAATTCAAAAGAGTAGTAAAAAGATTGCAGAAGGTATAAATCAACTTGAAGCTGAAGGTTGTAAGGTAGAAATCTTAGAAAATGAAGTGCCAGCGCCTGCAGATGATGTTCCTGTAACAGATTTCGAAGGTAAGCCAACAAAAATTAAAAAAGAAGAAAAAGTTGAGCCGGTAACAGAATCGGTTGTAGAACCTGCTCCTGCTGAAACACCAACTGAGGAACCAGCTACTATTGAAACGCCGGAACAGGATGCAGCATTAGATGTAATTGATGAACCGGTAGATAAAAAAGCATTCTATAAAGAATTCCGTGAATGGATGGGCGAAGATGGGGTAAAAGCAAAAAAAGCACTTGCAATTTTTAGCAAGCATGGTGTTACTCGTCCATCTAGTGACTCTTTGACAGATGATATTATTACTGATTTGAAGTCCGCAATGGCAGGGGAGGAATAATATGCCTAAACAACAATTTAAAGCTCAAGCGGATATTTGTAAAAAAGCGCTGGATATATTACATAAAGCAATCGAGCTTGACCCTGGTAATGCTGAAGAATACCAAGAAGGTATAGCGTATACAGAAGGTGTCATGAAAGCATCCAATGCTATTGTAAAGGCTTGTGAAATCGTAGAACCTACTAAAAAGCAAAAGGAAGAGCCTAAAGCGGAGGGAGCTGAAACTAAAAGCAAGAAAGCAAAGACTACGGCTAAAAAGTCTAAGCCTAAAGAAGAATCAAAACCAGTGATAGAAGTAGAGCCTGCACCTGTTGAAGAGAAGGAAGCAGAAGACCTATTCGCTATGTTTGGTGATTAAAGGGGGTATTCACTGTGGAGATTGTATCCAGTACCTATATTCACAAAATGTTCGATAGCGTGATCCTAGAGGCCCCTTACGGTGCGGAGTATACAACTATACACCATATCGATTGTGGATTTACGTTTGGAGGTAGCTGGCAACGTAGATATTCATATCAGAATGGATATGTTACCGGTTCAAAATACTATACCTGTCCAAATTGTCGAGCTTCTTCTAATCCTTATGATCATAAAATTTACTTCTCTATAAATGATGAGAGCGTATATCCTGTATCGGCTTATGTCGAGGTTATCAATTACAAGCATTTTCTGGATTTGAAGATTCGATATCAAGCTATCCAGCTTTTCTTTGATGGCAAAAAAAATGACTTAGGGATGTGTACAGAAACATTGCGATTCGACTTCAAGAAACGTAAGACAACATTTATTGATAGATTTAGAATCCATCATGAACTGACTGTTGACTATATCCGTGAAAACGAGATTATGCCGGTACTGAAATTCTTTGGCGATTCATACGCCATGACAGATTTTAACCGGAAGTATTTAAACAAAACATTTAAGACGTTACGTCTAATGTTTGAAAAACGATTGAAGGAAACTTACGGATATGGAACAAAGGATGTATATGTAGCACCTGGCGCTACAGAAGAAAACGGTTACCATTTTACGATGCTGCTCAATATGATTCTGAAGCTATCGGCACCTGATATGCCTAGTATTGTTAGCTTGATGAAACAATATGTATATTGGACTAATGCTTACTGCTTATATCGATATACAAATATCCCTTTTGAAGATGATGTGTTAGTGGCTACAAGAAAAGGTATGAATTTTCAAGCAGCGCTTAGACAATCATATAAGGCTCCTAACAGTAGAGCCTTGCGGAAGCGTATGGTTGATGATCCATTGAGCGTATACATGTCTGATGTCCTTAATCTTTTTAACGATGAGAATTGTAGACGCACTATACTCACATTACGGCGTAATAGGCATGAAGGTACGGACCCATATTTTGGTAAGGCTCACAATGCTAATGATGTACGTAAGGCGATGAAGCTAAAAAGCCCACATGCAACGTTTATGTGGCAACAACTAATTAACCGGTGCGGTGAACCTACCATATTACGTTGGCTATTAGGTGAGGACATTCGCGCTATAGAAGATTGTGTGGATATGCACGCCAAACTCGAGCCAAAATATCAAGAGGCATTATGGAAGAAACGATTCAAGTTGAAGAACTTCCATGACGAAGTAATCAACATATTCAACAAGCAGGAATATGGAGATGTAATATTGCCCGCTCAACCTCAATTACAAGCTGATATGAATGGGATGCACTTTATGGTGCCAAAGACTGCAGCTGATTTAATGACATATGGAAAGCGATTGAAGAACTGTGTAGGTTCATATCGTGACCGTGTCATTCAAGGGCAAGCAGCAATTGTGGTTGTCACGGATGATGACATGAATCCTATTGCGTGCTTAGAACTAGCCACTGGTAATAAGGTTAAAAAGGGTCAACCTAAATTTAATCATCTAGTACAAGCGAAGTTATTCGCGAATGCACAACTAAAAAAAGACAATAAAATTCACTCTACAGTGATGAAATGGGCCAATCGTTTGAAGATTGAACCTCATACCATTGATGTGGACGCTAATGTTGTATAGGAGATCGCTATGAAACTCACAAAATTAGAATTGCTAAATTTTAAAGGCTTGAAAGCCTTTACTATAAATTTCAACGGTGATGCTATTATCCGCGGGGATAACGCTACCGGCAAGACGACTGTATTTGACTCCGTATGTTGGTTGCTATTCGGTAAGGATAGCTTAGACAGAGCCGATTTTGAAATAAAAACATTGGATAGGGGCGAGCCTGTCCATAAAGTTAATCACGAAGTAACAGGTACTTTTACATTGGATGAAGGGGGCACTGTTGAATTTAAACGTGTGTACCGGGAAAAGTACTCATCCCCTCGTGGTGGTGAAGTAACTATGACAGGTCATACGACAGACTATTTTGTCGATGGCGTTCCTAAAAAAGAAAAGGAATATAAGGAGATTGTAAACTCATTAGTTGATGAAAATATTTTCAAATTAATCACTAATCCGTTGTATTTTAATGAAACATATTCCTGGCAGAACCGCAGAAAGCTATTACTTGAGATGTGCGGAGATATTTCAGATGAGGATGTTATCGCAGAATATAGTGAACTAAAAGCATTAACTGATATCTTATCAGGCCATAGTGTAGACGATCATCGAAAGGTAGTAGCTGCCAAGAAATCCGCCATCAATAAAGAGCTGGATATGATTCCAGTTCGAATTGATGAGGCCTTGCGCGGGAAACCTACCATTGATACTCCTCGAGATGCTCTTATTCAGGAGATTAGCTTAGCAACTACAACGCTAGAAACTCTAGAGGCAGACAAAGCATTATTAGTGAATGGACATGTGGTCGTTGATACTAGAGCGGAGCTTAGAGATGTACAACGTCGATTGATGGCTCGTGAAAGTGAACTGCAGATGGAATATAAAAAACAATCTGCATTAAAGTCGAATGAATACGATATGGTTGTATCTGAACTTAACAATCTATCTTCTAAGCTTGAGAGCACCAAGCATCGACTTGAAACATCAAATAAGGATATTCAATGTATCGAGAGTGCTATTGACGAGCTGATGCATCAACGTCACCAGGTCAACGAGGATGCATTTGTAATAGATATCAATGAGAATTGTCCGACCTGCGGACAAAAGCTTCCTGCAGAACAAATTCAAGCCGCACGTGAAAAAGCTGAAACGAATTTTAACCTTAGAAAATCTAAGCGTTTAGAAGAAATTAATCAGTCCATAGAAATGAAGCAACAAGACATTGAGAATATTAAAAAGCGAGATGCCAGCTTAGAGCCTGTTGAAACATTAGAGGCTCTTATTAAGGCGAAAGAACTCGTTAAGGAAACCATAACTGATGAGATTGGAAAGCTAACAGCGCCAGTGCTTGATGATGATTCTATATATGCTGATTTAAAAGCAGAAGAGTTTATGCTGCAGATGAAACTCGATGAATCTAATACAGATCATTCTGAAGAAATTGCAGACATAGACAAACGTATTGCTACAACGAAAGAACACCGCTTTAATCTTGAAACTGAATTAAATAAATACGAAGAGGCTAAACGGATTGATTCTCGTGTAGCGGAACTAGAAACACAGCAGGCTGAATTAGCAGCTGAAAAATCAAAGTTGGATGAGGCAGCATATCTGATGGATGAGTTTATCAAGGCTAAGGTCAATATGCTGGAAGATGTTATTAACTCGAGATTCAAACTAGCACGCTTCAAAATGTTTCATGTGCTAGTCAATGGGAACATCGAGGAATGTTGCGAAACCACCTATAAAGGGGTTCCGTATCGCAGCATGAATAACGCTGCACGTATTAATGTAGGCCTTGACATCATCAACGCATTAACTAGCTATTTCAAAGTGAATGCTCCGGTGTTTATTGATAACGCTGAAGCGGTGACTGAGTTTGTTCCTGTAAATAGTCAAACAATTAAGCTCATTGTTGATGAATCAGAACCACAATTAGTGGTTAAGGAGGTGTAGATATGGACGAATTGCAAGTTTTCAATAACATTTCTTTTGGGCAAGTTAGAGTCCAGGAGTTAGATAATGAAGTGTGGTTTGTAGCAAAAGATGTATGCGAATGTTTAGGCATTAATGATACATCTAAAGCTGTAGGGCGTTTAGATGAAGATGAAAAGGGTACGAATTCAATTCCTACCCCTGGAGGTAATCAGAATTTATTGACTGTAAATGAATATGGGCTATATAGCCTGGTGCTTTCAAGTCGAAAACCTGAGGCCAAAGAATTCAAGCGTTGGATTACGCATGATGTAATCCCAGCTATTAGAAAAACAGGCTCTTATTCTATGGTGATTCCACAGACATTGCCTGAAGCCCTTAGAGCATATGCCGATGAGGTAGAATCGCATAATGCAACGAAAGCAATTGTAGCGCAACAAGAACAGCAAATTGCGGAGTTTAAACCGGTTAAGGATTACGTAGATAAAATTCTCTCAAGTAAATCCTGCTTAGCGATTACTCAAATTGCAGCTGACTATGGTCTTAGTGCTCAAGAGTTAAATAAAATTTTGCATGAAGCTGGTCTACAACGTAAGGTCGGCGATCAATGGATTCTCTACAAGCAGCATATGGCGAAAGGCTTTACTAAATCAGAAACCTTTACATTCTGCAGAAGTGACGGCCGATTAGATTCAAAAATCACGACTAAATGGACGCAAAAAGGCCGCTTAGAAATTCACAGTATCTTAACTAAATTAAACATTCACGCTGTATGTGAAGACGTAGCATAGGAGGCACATAATGGGAGAAATTGCGAAAGCACAAACACAATTACAAACTCAATCATTGAAGACTTTAGTATCGAGTGAATCTATAAAAAAACGATTCAATGAAATACTGGGGAAGAAGTCAGCAGCATTTGTATCTAGTTTGATTTCTGTTTCTAATAATAATGAACTCTTAACTAAGGCAGACCCTACGACTGTAGTTACTGCTGGTATTATGGCAGCTACACTAGACCTTCCTATTAATCAAAATTTAGGATTCGCTTATATTGTTCCATTTTATAATGGCAAAAAGAAAATTTATGAAGCCCAATTTCAAATGGGCTACAAAGGGTACATTCAGCTGGCCATTAGAGCTGGCAAATACAAAAAGATTAATGCCATTAAAATCTATGAAGGTGAAATAAAAAAACGGAATCGACTAACAGGTGAATTCGAATTAGGGGACCCTACCGGGGATGCTGTTGTTGGATATATGGCCTATTTCCGATTAGAGAATGGGTATGAACAATACCTATACATGACTAAAGAAGAAATGGAAGAACATGCTAAAAAGTACTCTCAAACTTATAAAAAAGGTTTTGGACTTTGGAAAACTGACTTTGATGCGATGGCTATTAAAACCGTACTTAAACAGTTGCTAAGCAAATATGGTATTTTGTCTGTTGAAATGCAGAATATGACGAATGCTCTCACCTCAGATGGCGCTGTTATTCGCGATAATGATGGCGAACTCACACCTGATTTTGAAGGAGAAACCATCGACGTTCAATCTGATGTGGCTGAAACTATTGCTAATAACGCAAATTCAGAAACGATTGATATTGAACCTACTCCTACAAGTGAATTCGTAGATCCTGAAACAGGCGAAGTCGTCCATATGTTTGGTGATTAATTGTGATTAGTATTCAAGCATTCGGTAGTAGCTCAAAAGGGAACTGCTACCGAATCAAAACCTCAACCAATGGGGATGAATTATTACTAGATGCAGGGTTAGCATTTAAAGACATACAGCGATATTGTCGATTTAATTTTGTACATCTCTGCGGTGCATTAGTGACTCATCAACACGGCGACCATTGCAAGGCCGTGCCTGATTTATTAAAACTCGGACATCGTGTGTATATGCTAAAAGACACAGCTGAGGCTATCTATGTTGCCGGACATCATAAAGTGGTCTATATAACGCCTAAGATTCAATTTTCTGTTGGTAATTTTACTATCTTACCATTTGAATTAGAGCATGATGTTCCGAATGTTGGTTTTTTAATTACCGATGGTGAAGAGAAACTCTTATATATTACCGACACCTATTATTGCCGGTACACATTTAAAGATGTGAATCACATTATGGTCGAGTGTAATCATTCTTATGAGATCCTAAACCAACGCGTTGACGATGGATGCCTACATGAGAAACGTATGGAACGATTAATTCAATCCCATTTTTCGTTAGAGAATGTTATTAAATTTCTAAAGTCTATGGACCTTACTAAGTGCCAGGACATTCGACTGCTTCATTTATCCGATGAAAACTCTGATGCCGCTATGTTTAAACAAGCTGTTGAAGCTGCTACCGGTAAATATGTAGTCGTAGAACAAGAAAGGAGCCCATTATGATTGTTAAATCGATTCAAATTACAGATAACGATATCAATATCGCCTATCAGAAACCATCTGCTACTGGTCTGACAGATGTCTTTACCATTAAATCTAAAGATGATCCACGACCTGAACTCATGCAAGCATTCAGTCGGCTACAGGCTATTATGAAAAAGAACTTTGAATTCCTGGAGAAGTTTAACATCCCGTTTGTCGTACGGTCATTCAAGTTTAAATATGGCGTTATCGAGGACGTGGTGGAGAAAGTCAGCGTTGAAGGCGTTATACAAAATGCAAACTCTTTTGATGAACTGAAATTCAAGACTGATTGGTTGTCGGTAGAGTATGCAGACCGTACATTTGCTATTTCAGTGCAAGACTTAATTGATGAATGTGTAAGGTTTATTGCTGGTAAACGTGCACAAGGCAATTTATTTACAAACGAGGAGTAACGGATGGGAAGGGATGTCTATTACTTCAGTCACGATGTTAATGCTAGTAATGACCCTAAAATCATCGTAATGAAAGAGCTATGCGGCATAATTTCTTATGCGTGGTGGTGGATACTGATTGAGCAGTTGGCTGTACAGGAAGAGTATAGATTACCAATGGATAAAATTACGTTCACGGGGTTAGGCATAGCGTTCGGAATGAAGCAAAACGAAGCAAATGCTTCAAGCATTGAAGCAAATTTAAGCAAAACAGAGCAAGCAGAAGCATTTGTAAATTTGCTTATAAATGAGTGTGAGCTACTAGAGACGGATGGCGAGTATTTTTGGTCTCCCTCTCTTATTCGACGAAATTTGCTTCGGAAAAATAAGCAAGCGGAAATATCCAGAAAACGCAGTGAGGCTGGTCGTTTAGGCGGTCTTAAGAGTGCTGAACAACGAAGCAAAACGAAGCAAATGCTTCAAGCAAATGAAGCAAATGAAGCAAATCAAGCTAAAGGAAAGGAAAGGAAAGGAAATAATATAGAGAGAGATACGCGCGCGCGTGAAGATGAAAATCCTCTATCTATGTTTGACGATGATGAAGTAAAAAATAAACCCATTTACGATTTGTACATGAAAGCAATCGGAGATGTATCACCTGTCATTAAAGACCGATTAGATGATCTGGTTGAGTCTTATGGGAAGGAACGAGTTATTGTGGCTATCAACACCACAGCTGATAATGGCGGTAATAGTATCAAGTATGTTGAAACTGTAACGGCAGGGAATCTAAAGAAGGAGGTGCAAAAAGATTTTGGAGCAAGTAAACATAACGGAAATGCTAGAAACGTTTCTCGAAAAAAGGAAGAAGTCGACTGGCAAGCAGAATACGAGAGAGTCCATGGTAAAGGATGAGTTCTTTTATCCTGTTTATGATAAGCCTGTAGTGATTAAGAGTGATGTCAATGGAGACTATGCTGCTGTTGGTATCCCTCGGCGATACTATGACATGGATTTTGGATGGCTACGTAAACATGGCAGCTTCCCTAAAGAGAATTCTGAAGCATATGCCGTAGTGAAACAGTATGTAGATAATCTAGAGGCAAATCTTAAAAGTGGCAGAGGATTGATTTTAAGGGGCCCTGCTGGCACTGGAAAAACTTCTATAGCAGTTAGTATCCTGAAAGAGGTTCTAGCGCTGAAACAGGGCTGTATGATGATTTCTATGCCTAGTCTATTGGATATCATGCTCACCTTATCTAAGGGTGATAGAGTTGCGTTTCTAAATTATGAACAAAAGCTCAGAAATATTCCGCTATTGCTATTAGATGATTTTGGAGCGGAGTATTCTAAATCCGATTGGGTGCACACAAAAGTTGAAAGCATTATTATTGGCCGATACCATGATATGAAGCCAGTTATACTGACAACTAATTATAATAACGACCAAACAAAAGACCATTATAGCGAACGAGTGATTGATAGATTACGTGGCAAAGATTATGAAGAGGCCATATTTTGGGGAGACTCACACCGATGAAGATTATCCTGCGTTGTCAGTTTCGGTTTAGAAAGAAAACACATGACAGGTTCCCTACGTTGAACGAGTACATTGATTGTGAACGTGGTTCGACCATAGCGGCGGCTGCTATGAAAAAGAAATGCACCGAGCAGGTCAAAGAACAATGTCTATCACAACAGATAGAATCGGTTAAGGGGAAAGTAGACCTGTTATTTGAATGGCACTCATCGACCAGGCATGATCCTGACAATGTAGCGTTCGCTAAGAAATTTATTCTTGATGGTCTACAATTGGCAGGTGTGTTAGAAAATGACAATAGAAAGTTCATAGGTACGATGGCAGATGAAATTATAACCGATACAGAGAATTATGTAATCCTGCACATATCGGAGTGTATGAGCATATTCCTGTAAAGAGTGTTAATTAAAGTGAGGTATTATGAAGAAAAAGCTAGTATATGTGGCTCATCCATATGATGGTAAGAAGAGCAATAAAGAAAAAATAGACAAAATTATGCAAGAACTGGTGATGGTTGATATTACACATGACTATGTATCACCTATCCATAATTATGGGTTCATGTATTTAACCGGAGACCAATATCAATTTGGTTTAGGTATATGTCTAGGCCTACTCAATCATTGTGATGTACTGGTATTATGTGATGGCTGGGAGACTAGCCGAGGCTGTAAAGGCGAATATGAATACGCCAAGAAACATGGTATTGCTACATTTGTGTTAAGCGAATGGAAAGCAATGAACATGATTTAATTTTTAGTTAGATACTTCTTTCAAAGTTGGTATAAACACAATTCGGACTAAACTACAAATTAAAAAGGGGGAGATGTATTTGAATGAATACGAAATTGAAAAAATCACTAGGTTGGCCACTGAGGTGGCCACCAAAACCTACTATGAATTAGCCAAGCAAGAAAATGCACAGCTAGGTCGTAAACTTCGACACAACACGATCAAGCTGCTTAAGCATTATAGTCAGTTACAGTCATACGTTGACAATGCTATCACGGATTCGACACAAGCCGAGGATATATGGCTCAATGAACTGTTAATTGATATGTTTGACGATAAAAGCATTGTGAAAGTAAATGCGATTGTTAAAAGCAAAGAAAAAACAGCATTGATGATGAGGCATGTGAATAACATGCTCGATATCTATGCTGAGAAGTGTAACGCAAAACAATTTAAGTATTGTGAGTGTATGCGCAGGTATTATATTGATGGAGAAACATTAGAAGAGATTGCAGAATCATTCCCTGAAAAGCCTGATGTTCGTACTATTCATAGGTACGTTGCAAGGGGAGTAGAAGAACTATCTGTACTTCTCTGGGGAGTGATAGGGCTCAATACAAAATTGTCATAAAACTGTCATAGACATGTCATTCTTGACAATTTATAATGATAGTGTGAGTTAATAGGGAAACGATTAATCTCTCTCGACACAGTGAATACCTAGAACACAAAAGCGAAAAAGCCCCTGCTTCGGCAAGGGCTTTTTGCTATATGTAATAAAAAGAGACCTATGAAAGGCCTCTTTTTACATGAGGTTCGCGACACCTCATTTGTGCGTTTTACCATGAAGGCTGTGCAATTATTTCTTTAAATCAGAAATGGGAATAGGCCAGGCTTTGTAGCCGAAGTCTTTTGCCCATAGTTTTTTACCGGTCTTTTTATCGATCCGCCATGCTCTAAAGACAATATTGCTTTTGAACTTTTGATTTTTCAAGGTCAGCCCTCCTTTCATAATTAGATTATGACGGGGCCCCGCACAGTTGCATTATACCATATTTGTTTGAATAGATTCATTGTGAAATGAAAAAGAGGGGGGCGGAAAAAAAAAGCACGGGGGCGAAAGGGAGCGGCGCGACGCGTACGTCCATTGCATCAGTTTCGACGAAGCCCTAAAGGTATATATTTTAATTTAG